ACATTAACTAATAGGGTTTACAGAAATGCAGCTAAGTATGGATATGAGGTCTTAAAATGAGCGTAATAATGACGTACGATTCGCTGGTGTTAAACATCCAGCAATATATGGAGCGTAATGATCCAGATTTCATTGCGCAAATTCCTAACTTAATTGCTTTGGCAGAATCTTCAATTGCCGCTGAGTTAAAGACATTCTTACAATTAATTGTGGTGGAAACTAATCTTACATCAAACGTAGCAGTTTTAAATAAACCTGCTCGTTGGCGCAAAACTGTTTCAATGAAGATTAACGGACAGCCTGTGCTGTTGCGCAGTCAAGATTATATAGCGCAATACCAAGCAGAATCTCAACCAGGCACTCCACTTTATTACGCTGACTATGATTATAGCAATTGGAACTTTGCACCAGTGCCAAACCAAAGCTATCCTGTAGAAATTATCTACTACGCTGAAATTCAACCATTAGATACTTCTAACCAACAAAATTTGTGGACTTCGATTGCACCACAAGCTATGTTATACGGCGCTTTATTGCAAGCACAAGGCTATTTAAAAGCAATAGACAAATTGCCTGTTTGGAAAAGCTATTACACCGACGCACTTGCAGCACTCAAAAAAGAAGATAATTCACGTCGTATTGATCGCAATACAACGATTCAGGAACCATAATAGATGACCACACCAGTATACACCTCACCCTTTACAGGCACCGTTGTAACCCCAACGGATGTATCCTATCTTGCTCTCCCATTTAGTTCAAATCAAGCTCTCTTTTGGCCTTCAACTGTTAATGGTAGCCAAGTTGTTGCTGCCCGTATTATTGATTGCACCCCTTCTACTAGTGGTCTGTCTATCACTCTTCCTGAAGGTGATCAAGGAACACTAGGCGCTGATATTTTATTTCGCAATCTTGGCTCAAGTTCATTTGTAGTTGAAGATTTTTTAGGCGGCAATTCCGTAACTATTGGCGCTGGCGTATCTAAATACTTTTATCTCACCGATAATTCTACAACCGCAGGCACTTGGAACAATGTAACATTTGGAACTGGCACTTCTTCTGCAGATGCAGCCTCATTAGCTGGTGCTGGTTTAACTACTGTTAGTGGCCAACTAGCTACAACTCAAAACATTGCTGATGTTTCTACTGTTCCAGTAATAAATGACGCCAGTCGTGCCGTAACATATAACTGGACAGCTGGTGTTGCTACTTTTAATTTACCTAACGTATCGACATTGTCGCGTGGGTGGTTTATTGGATTTAGAAATAGTGGGTCCGGCGCACTTACATTTGCACCAAGCTCCCCGCAACTAATTAACGGCGAAACAACTATTGTTACAAATCCGGGTGATTCAGGATTTATTTTTTATGATATTAGTGCTGGTGCATTTATTACAGTTGGTTGGGTAACCCCTAATAACGTAGTGTTTACTTCCGCTACTTATGACGTTGATGCTATTGTTGGAAATACACTTAATCTTGTTTCTAATGCACCAATTATTCAAACATACATAGCACAATCTGGTACTCGCACACAAACATTAGCTGTAACATTTCCAGCAATTACTCAGCTGTACATTTTAGTTAACAATACTAATCAGTCTGGATACAGTGTTACATTTCAAAATCAAGGAAGTAGTCAAGCGCCATTGGCGTTAACCACTGGAAACACTTACACCATACTAAGTGATGGTGAGTTTTTATACATTTTAAATTCCTCGTCATCTAGTTCATTTAAAGCTATTAACGGAATTGCTGGAGCACCTTCATATTCATTCCTTAATGACAATTCAACAGGCATGTATTTAACAGGAACTGGTATTTTAGGATTAGCGGCAAACGGCGCCGAAATTATTGATATTAATGCGACCAATTTATCTGCCCCAATAGTGACAGTAAACGGAAGACTATACGCAACAACTCTTAGCGGTGGAACGTTCTAAATGGCGGCTGATAATCAGCAACAAGATACTTCACAATATACTTCAATTTACAGCCTAGCAATACCGGCTGGGATTAAGCGCGATGGTACGCAGTTTCAAAACGACCAATACACAGATGGTGTGTGGTGTCGTTTTCAACGTGGTGATCCCAAGAAAATGGGGGGCTATCGTACGCTGTTTACAAGTAACATAGGTATTTATCGTGGTATGGTTTCACAACCATACAACGGCGTAAACTATATTTTTGCTGGTACGTATCAAGAGCTTGATGTATTTACGTGTGGTATTAACTACGGTACAGGTGCCGGTCCGTTTACTGCAAATATTTTACCGGGCACGGTGCAGTTTACTCTTGTATCTAGTGTGACTACTACGTTTGTTGTTGCTGGTGATGTTAGATCTTTATTTCCAAGTGGCACAATAGTAATATTTAGTCAAACTTCTCCAGTTAACTATACAACAACCGGAACGCCGGTATACACAGCACCAAACACAACCGTTACTGTAACCACAACAATTACTGGAAGCCCCACAAGTGTTTGGTTAAATAACACTCCCACGTTTGTTGAAGATCCACAGTCCGGGCCATATCGCATTACTTGGCAGTTTGACTCTCAGTTTAGTCCCCAAGGTGGCAATCTTTCATTGTTTGCGCACCCTGGTTTTAATCTTAATGATATTGATAGCGGTGTTACATCACAAGTATTAGTTGGTAATATCGCTCCGTCAACAGGAAATACTTGGAACTTTAGCGGTTTATCTGATAGTGCTGGGGCCAATCCAACATATCAACCAATTAGCGTTGATGGTGGTGTATGTGTGCTGTATCCGTTTATTTTTGTATATGGCTCACATGGCTACATCGCTAATAACAATGTTAGTAGCACATATTTACAGCAAAACTTTTATGATTGGAATGGCCCATTAGCCAACCAAACTAACGTAGCCTCTTCCAAGATTGTTAAAGGTATACCAATGCGCGGGGGTACTAACTCCCCCGCTGGACTGTTTTGGGCTACTGACTCTCTTATTCGTGTTTCCTTTAACTCTTCGGCTTCTGGTACCACTACCACAAATCAGTTTTGGAACTACGATATTATTTCTAGCCAAATCTCAATCATGTCATCTAATGCTGTGGTCGAGATGGATGGCGTGTATTGGTGGATGGGTGTTGATCGTTTTTATGCCTACAACGGTAGTGTACAAGTAGTACCTAACGATAAAAATGTAAACTGGCTATTTGACAACATTAACTATACGCAGCGCCAAAAAGTATGGGCAACTAAGGTTCCCCGTTACAATGAGATTTGGTTCTTTTATCCTAGAGGTACTGCTACAGAATGTACCGATGCTATTATCTATAATACCAAAGATAAACTCTGGTACGATTCGGGTTCTGCAGTCGGTTCACAAAGATCCTGTGGATACACCACTGAGATTTTTCCAACACCTATTTGGGCTGATTGGAACTACGCACCATCATTTAGTCAGCCATACACAGTAATAACACATCCAGCTAGTTTACCTGCACCTACTACAGATCAAATGTATCTTTCTGGTGATGTTACTCCTGTATTTAGTCCCGGCACTATTATCACATTTGATAAGACTGCGGACTATAACTCAACATATCAAGTAAGTTCTGCGGTATTTACTATTAACACCACTATTGGTGCCCCAGGTGTTACCTTAGTGACGTTTACAGAACAGTCACCAATTACAGTTGTACCCGGTGCTTTGGTGTACCAACAAATTGGTGGGTTTACTATCTGGCAGCATGAGTATGGTCAAAATCAAGTAAATTTAAACGATGAAACTGCCGTGTATTCTAGCATTACTACCAGTGATATTGGTTGGTTAACGGGTAACCCAAGCCAAGATGGTTTAGTGGGCGTTAACCGCCGTATGCACTTACGTCGTGTTGAGCCTAACTTTTTACAAACTGGTACCATGTCTATGACCATTTTAGGTCGTAAGTTTGCTTCTAGTGCCTTGGAAGAAGATTCTGGTCCATACTACTTTACCCAAGATACTGGCAAGATTGACCTTCGTGTTGAGCATCGTTTAATTCGTTTGAAGTTTGAATCCAATGAGATTAACGGCAACTATGAGATGGGCCGTAACTTGATTACTTGTGAGTTTGGGGACGAAAGACCCTAGAATGCGGCCATGACAATTTATGTCAATAAGAATAACCAACAGTTCTTTCCGTTTGTACCAGAAATGTCAAGTTGGGAAGATTGGAACGGTAACTTTATTATTTACTATGGTCAGCTTAACGTACCGCACAACCCTGAAGAAAACTGGAAAGACACTGCTAGTGTAATTGCCAGTACGTTTACTTTTTCCGCTTTTCCTGTCCCCACCCCAGATGACTTTGAAAACTGGCAAGATTGGGCTAAAGAAGTAACCTTGATTATTAACGGTAAATCCCATTAACTAGGGCGAAAACAGCCTATTTTTTGCATTAGTAGACATAGACATGACACCATCTCAAATTATACAAGCAGACCATAAACGCTTTGGCCATAGTCAAAAGGATACTGCTCGTTTAGCCGAAACTATGCAAGCCATGATTAAAAAGAACATGGCGCATTTAATCCAGCATGGTGATTCGCTTTTGTTTTTAGTTAATCTCGGAAACAAAGCAGCTGAAATTAATTTCTTTACCGCTGATTCACCGCAAAAAATTAAATCTTCAATGGTGTATTTTATAAAACAAGTTAAACAAGCCGGTTTTAATAAAGTATACGGGGAAAACGGCGGTCCGATATTAAATAAAACATTAAAGCTACTTGAAAAACTTGGACTTAAAATAGAAAAATCTGATAACTTAAAATATTATTGGATGGCTAGCTTATGAGTGGCGGAAATCCATTTAGTGGTGTAACCGATTGGGTATCTCATCAGTTGGGTACAGATGGTAGCCAGGCAGGTTTATTGGGTGGTTTAGCAGATCTAGATAAATCTGTTCGTACTGCTATTCCTGGTGGTTGGGCAATGATTGGTGCCGTAGCCATATCTGCGTTGTCTATGGGCACGGTTGACCTAGAACCGGAAGCATTAACGGCAGCAGCGGCTGAAGAAGCCGCCGCCGCTGGAGAAGCTACCGCAGCTGGCGCTACTGCAGCTGAAGGCACTGCTGCTGCAGCTGAAGGCACTGCTGCTACAGATGCTGCTGCCAACTCAACTTTTGCTGCAACTCAAGCAGCTGAAGATATGGCTGGTGGTACACAAGCGATTGCCGATGCTAACAGCATTACTGGTAGTGCTGCATTAGATAATATGATTGCCACGGTCGGTAAAGGTGCATTAACTGGCGGTGCTTTAAGTGGCACCAGGGCAGCACTAACTGGGCAAGATGTTTTACAAGCAGCATTGCAGGGAGCAATACAGGGTGGTTTAACCGCTGGTGCTATAGGTGGTTTAACTTCCATTGGAATACCCTCTTCTATTGCAGCGGGGCTAGTAGCTGCTAGTAAATCTATTGCTTCTGGCGCAAATCCGACTACAGCTTTAGAAAATGCTGTGCTGGGTGGCGGACTAGCTGCTATTGGCGGCCAAGTTAATACTGCGTTAAATACTGCAGGAGTACCGTCTACAATAGGAAGTACTTTAATTGGTGCTGGAACTGGCGCTATAAGTTCTGCTGTTAAAGGTGGTAATATTGCTGCCGGAGCAGAAAGCGGTGCTATTGGT